GTTTTCATCTCCCAGAGATTTAAGTGTTACAAATTGTCTCATTGAAGATACACAAAAATGACTACTTTTATCACTCTCAATTCTAAATCTATATTGGTGACAATGAATTATAAAAGATGTAATATATTTATCGGTAACTGAAGACAATAAATATGAATCCGCAACTTCGGGAATTTTTATTCATTGGTGTAAAATAAAAATATGTAAATGAATAAAAAATACTTAAAAGAATTTATTATTATTTATAATAATAATAGATTATATATTTAGAATGATTGAAAATTTTCTACAATATATTCCAAATAAAAATAATGAATATATAATATTTGATGTTGGTTCTCGTGATTGTATGCAAAGTATAGAATTTTATAATAATTTTCCTAATTCAAAAATATTTGCGTTTGAATGTAACCCAAATACATTACCTATATGTAGAAAAAATATTCAACATTATTCTGATAGAATTACATTAATAGAAGGCGCTGTTTGTAATTATGATGGTAATATAACTTTTTATCCTATAAATCAAGAAAAAACGATAACATCTTGGAAAGATGGTAATCCAGGTGCTTCATCAATATTTAAAAGTAATGGTAATTATAGTGTAGAAAAATATGTTCAAGATGAAATTACTACAAATTGTCATCGCTTAGATAGTGTTATAGAGAAATATGGTATTCCAAATGTTGATATAATATGGATGGACTTACAAGGTGCTGAATTATTAGCATTAAAAGGATTAGGTGAATATTTAAATAATGTCAAATATATTCATACCGAAGTCTCATATATAGAAATGTATTCTGGTCAAGTCATGTATAAAGACTTGAATGAATTTGTATTATCTAAAGGGTTTATCATTAAAAATAATTTATCATTGCGTGGTTGGCAAGAAGATATAATTTATGAAAAAATTAATCCTAATAATAAATTTGATATAGTTATACCAATTGGACCAAATGATAAAGATTTAATAGAAATACAAATAGAATATACTAAAAAAAATATTATTGGATACAGAAATATTTATTTAATTTGCTATGATCCTACTATTAACATTCATGGTTGTATAACTATTGATGAAAGGATTTTTCCATTTACAATTGATACAGTTATTGAATTTCATGGAAAATTAGATAGAAATGGTTGGTATTTACAACAATTATTAAAATTTTACGCAGGTAAAATAATTCCTGATATTTTAGAAAGATATTTAGTTATCGATTCTGATACTTTTTTTCTAAAACCAACAATCTTTATTGAAAATGATATTTGTTTATATAATTTCGGTGTTGAATACCATATGCCATATTTTGAACATATGTTAAATTTAGATAAAGAATTAATCAAAGTATTTAATAATATTTCAGGTATATGTCATCATATGATTTTTGAAACAAAATATATTAATGAACTTATATCCAAAATAGAAAAAAATCATAATGATTTTTTCTATAACATTTTTTTAAAATTAGTTAAAGACAAAAGTAAATCTGGAGCATCAGAATATGAAATCTATTTTAATTATATGCTTAATAATCATAATGATAAAATTAAAATTAGAAAATTAAATTGGAAAAATTCTAATAAAATTATTACAGATGAAAATTTAGATTATATTTCGTGTCATTGGTATATTAGAGAAATATAATTGTATTTTATACTTATAATTATATAAATAATTATAATATAAATATTATAATCATTTTTTGTCCCCCCAATAAATAATATATTTATTATGCTTTACGCTTATATAAATATGCTGTCTCGTGTAATAAATACTAATGGTTGTTTTTATATTTTTATAGTAAAAAATATGTGTTAGTATTGATAATATATTTATTGAAGTATTTTCAACATTTTTTATTATCTAAATTTGGTGCTGTTACGAGACATTTTATATCATATTATATTCTTTAAGTATATTTCTCTTAATATGTTCAAAACTCCATTTTCATTTATCATTGAATAATAAATAATAATTAAAAAATTATATGAAATATTTTGATAATAATAGTGAAAATAAATACGAAAGTGATAATGAAAGTGATTTAGATATATCTTGGGTTCAAGAACAAGAAAAATTACAACATATCAACGAAAATTATTTTAAAGAACCTATGGAAAATATTGATATATATTTTATTTATATTAATACAAATGACTATATTGAAAAAATTAACCATATACAACAAGATATATCTTTAAATCAACATTTAAATAATAATTCTGGTCTAATACATAATGATATTATTATTCAATTATTAGAAAAAAATAAATATTTATCCAATAATAAATACAAAATCCAAGATGTTTTATTATATAATGTTTCATTGAACCCTGAAAATATACAATCTTATTCCAAAGATGAGAACCTTTTAGAAAGTTCCTCCAAATTTCTTGAACCGCTATCTATTGTTAGTGATTTTATTATTCCTCCTTCTATTTTTATTTTTCATAAAATAAATTCTATCTTTTTTATCTTTAAACAACTTCAAGAAATTAAACCTTTACCACCAAAATCTATTTTGAAATCTTCTATTCAAAATAATGGTAGTAATAGTAACAATGATATCAAAACCATTGATAATACTAACGATAAACATAAATTTACTAAAAAAGTTCGTATTTCAGAAAAAAATACAATCACCAAATTAAAATCGAATAATAAATTTACTCGTAAACAAAAAAAATAATTTTTATAGTGGATTTTACTTGCTTACTTTGATTTCTTATTATTTTGTCTATTTAGTTTTTCCTGATTATTTTTTGAAATATTTCTTTCGTTTGCCCTATTTGACGCATATATATAAGTATTATAACATTTTATCAAATGTTCTATTATTTTTTCACATATTTCACTATATTTATTCATATTTTGTAAAAATGTTAGAAATTTATAGTGATTATTCATATTATCTAAAATATTTTTTATTTTTAATGATTTCTTTATAGAACTACTAATAAAGAAATTACAGAATATATCATATTCTTTTAATAATTCAGTAATATTTTTAATTGGTTGTTGATGACATAAATATATATATATACTCTTTCTCATATTATGTGTTTTGTTAATAAATTTGTTCAATTCTTTTACATTCATTTTTTTTATAATATTAAACATTTCATTATCATATTTTTGTTTTATTAATAATAACCTCATATTTGGTCTTAACATATAACTTTCTATTAAACGAATAATATCATTTGGTAATATTGAAATTTTGTTCAAGCATTCTCTTTCTATTTTGGTTTCTTTATCATTTTGTTTTATGGTTTCTATTTTGTTTTGAAACTTTTGTTCTTCTATTTCTTTGAGCTTTTCTTGTTTTATCACTAAATTTTTAATTATTTTATTCAATTCATTATTCATAACAGATTTAAAAGTATGTAAATATTTTTCATTTAAACTATAATTTAGTCTCAAATCATTAATAATACTATCATTATCATCAGTAAATTTATATATATTAATCTTTGTTTGTTCAATTGAAGGATACAATGAACGCTGTGTTAGTTTTATAAAATCATCTATATCATTACTACCTTTTATTCTTATAGAATTCATATCTGCGCGTAACAGATTTTTTATTTTTACCCCTGTTTTATTAAGAAGCGATTTTTTTAATTCTTCCTTTTCAGTATTCATTATTTTAATTATGCTATTATTATAACACCAAGTGAAAGTCTTGTTATCGTGATTAATATTCATTTTGTATTTTATTGTGTTGTATTGTATTGTATTGTGTTGACTATTATTTATTCTATATTATTCAATTTTATGAACCTATATAAATATTATTATATATCATTTTATATGTTTCTATTATGAATTCTAATACTAATTTGGATAGCGAATATCCTTTATTAAATAATATTGATAAACACCTATTTTTCAAAGAACAAATCATCCTTCTTTATTATAATCTTTCTCGTAAAAATAATATTCAAACATTATCTATGATTTTTGATAATTTACTTTGTTCTCTTAAAAAATGGAATGATAATAGCTTTCTACAATATTTAATTGTTATCTATAAAATGGTTGGTCAAACTAGAGATTGTTTTTATGGTAAAGGAGAACATGATTTGTCTTATATGCTACTTGCTATTTTATATAAATATTATCCTGTATTAGCAATTTATGCTCTACATAAATTCATTCAACCATTAAGTAATGGAGAACTTGGTTATGGTTCTTGGCGAGACATCAAATATTTTTGTGAATATTTACGCTGTAATACCTTCCAGTGTATTCATCATCCTCTTATTAAATATTGTATTCATTTAATGAATATTGCTTTAAAAAGAGATTATGACAAATGGAATAACGTTTTGGATAATTATTTTCAACAAATAATTCGTAGTTCTTCTTTTTCTTATTTTGAAAAAATTAAAAAACCAATAACAAGAGAACATTTAACATCGGTGTCTAAATGGATTCCTAGAGAACATACAAAATTTGATTGGATAAATGAAATGCTTGTTATTGATTGGTTTGAAACACATAAACCTTATATTCTTTCTTCTCATACATCAATTGCTGGTTATTATAATTCTCTAAGTAAATGTAAATTGATTTATAGAAAAATGGTATCTAAATTAAATAAAGCATTAGATACAACCGAAATCAAACTTTGTTCTAACCAACTTGATGAAATTATACCCAAAAATATTCCTCAAATTCTCTTTATGAAAAATAAAAATAAACTATGGTTTGATAATATTATGGATAATACTAAAATAGACTTTGTTACTAATAATAATAATAGTATTAAAAATAAATGTGCGAATGAATTTCAACGTCATTATGAAAAGAAATTTTATTTATTATCACCTTTTGAACCAAATAGAGAACCTAATAAAAATATACCTACTGATGTTCCTATTTCTTTCATTATAAAAGAAGCGTTTAAATTATATAAATTATCAAAATCTTCTACTTTTCTTCATAAAAGTTCTCAAACTCTTCAATTAAAAATTGATATTTTAAATCATCAATGGAACCAAATTTCTTCTATTATTGGATATGAAACATTGAATGATTTTATCCCTATTATTGATACATCTTTTAAAAATGATATTAATAATGATATTTTCTTTTTTTCTATTGGACTTGCCTTTCTTATTTGTAGCCGTAGTTCTCTAGGTAAAAGAATTATTGCGATTGACCACCAACCTTCATGGATTAATCTTGATAATTGTTCTGATTTATTCTCTATGATTAGTAGTCTTTTTGATTCTATTAAAGGTAATTGTAATACAAATTATAATATTTTTGAAGCGTTTAATATGATACTTTCATCTATTATTGAAATAAAAATGTCCTATATTAAAATATCAAAATTATCATTGGTTCTCTTTCATCAACACGAATTGCCTTTTAATTTTCATAGCATGATGACTGAATTATTTTATAATAAAGGTATTCAAAGTTCTCGTGGAAAACCTTTCCCTATTCCCCGAATTATCTATTGGAATATTTCTAATGATTTTTGTTCTCAATTACCATTCAAAATTACAGATGAAAATGTTTTTTCATTATCTGGATTATCAAGTTCTCTTATTCGCCATTTATATTTGTTAGAACCTTGTTTTAATAGTAAGACTGGTAATAATAGTAAGTCCTATGAAATTATCTGTAAAATTTTATCTAATAGTAGATATGATGATTTGGAAAATTATATATTGAAGTTTTTTCGTTAATTTTCTTACTATAAGGCATTGAAAAATGATACTACTACTATTATATAATTTATGTTTTATATTTTTTATAATGGTTGCTCTAAATAACATAAATAATTATTATTTTATAATACTAATGTTACTTCCATATATTCCAAATGATTTATTACATATGATATTAGATTATGATGGAAGAATAAAATATAAAAAAGGAAAATATGTAAATATAATACACAAATATGACATAAGATATAATATTATTACCCCAATAATGATTAAAAAAAATGAAATAATGAAAGATGTACAATTAACAGATAATTCAGGGTTTTATTTTGAATTTGGATTTGATATAGATAATAGAATTGGTTTATGTTACGATTTTAATTTTTCTTTTGAAGATAAATTTGAAATATGTTATTATGATTTAAGAAATAATAATTGGGTGCAAATTAGAACATATTTATAGACCCTTGCGCATTTGTAATGCGCAATATGTATCATCTTTATCACTTGAACCTTGCCCACAAATGGGCATTTCAATTATGTAAAGGCGTAAATAATATTAAAAAAATGTGTAAATAAAAATAATAAAAAATATAATACTATTTTAACAAAGTGTTTTAATGAGTGATATTGAAAAATTTGATTTAGGTTTTGATATAAAATTTTTTGGAGGTAAAAAAACAACATATCATGATAAAGTAAAGTTTATTAATCAAGGAACCTATGGATGTATTTTTCGTCCAGCTATTAATTGTAAAGGAAATTTATTGAAACCTTCTTTTATAACTAAAATACAAAGTGAAAAGGAAAATTCGGATAAAGAAACTAAAATTGGATATAAAATTAAAAAAATTAAAGGTTATAGTAAATATTTCGCGCCAATTCTAAAAACTTGTAATATTTCTATCGCTAATATTAAAAATGATGAAATTAAAAAATGTGACTTTATTGATAATAAAACTACTAAAATTATTTCCAATAAAATGAAATATGTCGGTGATAAAACATTATTTGATTATTTCTTATCTATTTTAGAAGAAACCCCTAATAAAATAAATGATGTTATGTTTGATTGTTATTTACATCTATTAGAAGGTATTGAATTATTACAACAAAATAATATTATCCATTATGATTTGAAAGAGAACAATATTGTATTTGACGAACAACAAAATTACCCTATTATTATTGACTTTGGATTATCTTTTGAAAATTCTAATTTACATAAATATAAATATTTAACTGAAGCATTTTATGTATACGGACCTGAATATAAACCTTGGTGTATTGAAATACATATTATTTGTTTTATTCTTCATAATATTGATGAAAAAGAGCTTGATAAACAAATTTCTTTACATTATTTGAATGATGTTGTTGATGATTTTTTGAAAGAAAATACTTTTTTTAAATATTTTAAAGAAAGTGAAGTTTTTAAACATTATGGAAATACATTGAAAGATTTTTTAAAGCAATATTCTGAATTATCGTATAATGATTTAATTAGTGAATTGATAAAATACAATTATTCTTGGGATAATTATTCGTTGGCTGTTATATTTTTATATTTCATTGTTAAGTTGAAATCAGATAGCGTGAAACCGCTTTTTAAATTATTAAAGGAAATTATATTTACTACTCCTGATGCGCGAATTACTATTAAAGAAACTATTGAAAGGGTTACTGATATTTATGATGATAATATTGAAGAATGAATTTTTTTTATCTTTGTTATCTTTGTAATATTATATATAATATATTATATATAATATGCCGTTTATAGGTACTTATAATGGAGCTATGCAAATATTATCAAGTATTGGAACTGGTAAATGTAAAGGTGAATGTAAATCATCTTGGATACGTAATCTAAAATATGCTTTAAAAACAAAAACAAATCCTTTAGGATTGACTGAAAAACAGCGAAAGAATATTACTGAAAAAATTAAAAGTGTTTCAGGGCGAAACGCTATCAATCAACATAGTAAAACATTGAAGAAATATAAAAATAGAAATTCGCCACCTTATCCTGCGAATGAAAATTGTAATAAAAAAATGGTTGGTAATGATGGAAATATGTATATATCTAAGCCAAATAAAAATAATGTTTGTTCTTGGAAAAAAGTATAATCATAAAAAAAGTATAATTTAATTATATTTTACAGAGGGGTTGGTTACAAATAAATGTTTTTGTTTTTGTTTTGCTTATATATTTTTATTTTTCATTACTTAAACTATCATTGATTAACATAATCATTTCTTTTTCTATATTTTCATTATATTTTTCTTCCATAGTCTTTCTTTTGTATTGTGGTCTTTCTCTTAAATATTTGAAATATTCTTCGTCGTCGTAATTATGGTAATCTTCTTCTTCATTTTCGTGTTCTTCTTCTTCATCATCTGAATCCAAATCTATTACTGATGAATATTTGAAATATATAGCTAAGTCCAAGAATATGTCCAATTCGGCTTGTTCTTTATCATTAAATAATATTGAATTATCCAAAGTTTTTGATAAATATAATTGAATAATATAAATGATATAATTTTTAATAACATTCATATACATCGCATCGTGGTATTTTTCATTCATTTTCTTTTTGAAATTGTAATCATAATTATATGATTCCCAAAATTGTGCGTTATATCGACGATGGTTAACACCCCAACTTTCTATTGTGTATAAACTATCAATATACTCTTGAAATGTTTGTTGTTTAAATACATTTACATTAGTGATTGGCATATCATATTTTGTTTTTTTAAATAATAATGATAAATATTTCATTGGTATATGGTTATCATCCATTATTTTTTTCCAAATATCTTCATCGTTTTTATAATCCATTAATAATTGTTTATGGGTATTTTCACATGTTGTTTTTTCATTTACTAATACATTATATCTGGTGTAACATTGATTTACTATAAAATTTTTAATAAATTGTACGTATTTGATATTGTATGTTTCGAACGACATTTTGTTTTTGTTTTTGTTATATTTAATTGTTATATTATTATATTATTATTATGTTATTGTTTTCTAAAATTGCTTACTAATTGGTTACTTGTTAATTATATTATAGATACTTAGTTGTTTTAAAATGAATTATAAAATCAATAAAAAAAGTAATTCAATTTTTTATGGTTTCGTGTTGTATATTATAATTATTTTCCTTTTATTATCAAATACAACCTATTTTTATATGTTTTTTTAATTTTTTCTGATAATATATTTGGATTTAATCTATCGTCTATTATTTCTATATCTTTGTTTATAATCTTTTGTACTTTTTGTTCTAATAATACTTTTTTTCTATATTCTTTTATTTCTTCTAATAAAGCATCTCTATTTTCATTACAAAAATCTTCATATGCTTTTGCTGGTGAAATTATATTTTTGTGGGTTTCTTCTTTATTTGTTTTGTTTTCGGTTTCGGTTTCGGTTTCTTTCTTTATATAAATATAAATATGTTCATCCATTGTTTTCAATATTTTTAATGTTAATGTTGTATACATTTTTGTTTGTGATTTATGTTTAGAGGATGGTTTTATTCTATTTTGTAATTTCTTACAATAATAATATTTTACGCTTTTAAACATTCTATCCAAAATATCGTCTTCTAATCCTAGGTTTTCCAAACGCTTTATTTCTTTACTTATCTTTTCATTGATATCTTCTTTTTTTACCCATTCATTCCATTGCGTTTTGAATTTCTTTCTATCGTCGTTTTGATGTTCTTTCGCAAAATTATTTAATAATTTACTTATTTCGTCTGTATAATCAAAACGTAATGTTTGAATATTATTTGTATTTAGTACTGGTGTCATTTTGTTATTGGTGTTTTTATTTTTACTTCTTTAAATTTGCTTGTAAAAGGTATTCAATTTTTTGTAATCTATATAATAGTTGTTATGAAAAACACATAAATAGTATATTATTATTATATCTATAATGTTCTCAAATCAACAATATAATTCTTCTGGAAAACATATGATTTGTGATATCAAAAATATTAAAAATCATAGTCTTATTCATGATTTGGAACATATCAAACATATATTAGATACTATCTGTATTAATAATAATTTCACTATATTAAATAAAATAGAACATATTTTTGAACCTCAAGGGCTTAGTATCCTTTATTTATTATCTGAATCACATATTTCTATCCATACCTTTCCTGAACGTAATTATATTGCTTTTGACTTATACACTTGTCGCAATTATCCTGATAATTCTTGTTATCTCCATATTTATAATTATTTAATAGAATGCTTTGACGCGGATAAAGAAAATCCTATGATTGTTGATCGTTGTTTTTAAGATTGTTTGATTTGTTTCAATATAAAGTTCATGATAATCATTCCGGGTGTGTCATTTTTATTTTCTATTAACGAATTATATATTTTATTATATTTTTGTAATAACGTTTCTTTATTGATATATAACCAAATTATGTATATTATAAATAATACTATTGATGCTATTATATCTTTCTGTATTATTTTATCATTTCTTATTGAATAATAAGGTAGTATCTTTATAAATATATTTATTACTATAAATTTTATGATTGTTTCTATAGTAGAACCATTTTGTATCATAAAAAATAATAATATCATATTTTCTATTATACCTAAAATGATTATAAATTTTGGACTATATGTTGTTATTTTGGTTTTATATAACAAATACCACGCAAATATCCAATATGAAAATATTAAATCTAACCTTTGAAGTTTCATTTTTAGTATTCAAAATTTATATATTGTAATTAGATTTTTCATTATTTTTATTTGGGTTGTTATATTTTGATGTTATAATGATTTATTAAATAATTATAAATCATTATAATACGCTTCATACAGGGTTCGAACCTGTGACCTTGAGGTTAACAGCCTCACGCTCTACCTACTGAGCTAACGAAGCACTTAAAAAATATTATTGGGTAATTCCTGGTCTGCTAATTCTATACAATGAAGATTGTATTGGATACATTACAAACAATCAGTTACCAAGATATTATCTTGGGTTTTCTTTATATCCATTTTTCCTTATTGTTTTTGTTTGTTTTTATAACCCTTATATTTTTCATTATGTTGACAAAATAGAAAATATATGTGTAAAATATAATGGAAAGTCCGTTTAAAAATCATTCTTCTGTTGTTATGTATTTAGAACCTTATTTGAATTCATTTACTAAAAATTATCAAAATATTATTACATTAAGTGATATGCCTAATGGACCACTTTCTAATATGGTTACTACTATTTCTTCGCCCAAATTATCGCCTTTTCAATTTTTGAACAATGGTAATAATCCTAATAATTGTATTTTTGTTTTATTACGATATCCTAAGACTGTTTGTGGTGGAGGTAATGGGTCTTTGAAAAATTCGGATTTTTTTATGGGGGCTGATGATATCCCTTCTATTTTTGGTTATTTGAGAACCAATGGTTATTCTATTGATACTGAAATTACCAAAATGATGAATAAATCCAGAGTTCTCATTGGTGGTGTTTCAGATGCTCGTTTTTCTGGTGACCGTAAAATGATTTGTATGTTTTCTTATAATTCTTAATTTTGTAATTTAGAATATTAAACAAACATTATATTATATTATATTATATTATATTATAATGGATCTTTTATTTGATATGTTTGCTTTCGACGCAGTTGATAAGACTGGTGGAACAGAATTATTCAAACAATCATTATTCGTTAATATAGAAAAAACTGATAAACTTTATAATAATAGAGAACAATTTTACCAAAAATTGGTTGAACAAAAAATAGTTAATAACAACGCAAGTTATTTCAGTTTTTTACCAACAAGTAAAGCTGATAAATTTTTTGATGATAATGAAGCAAAGAAAAAATTTTTCATAATTCTCTATGATTTGAGAAAAAAAAATGAAATAAGTGATATTAGTCTCAAAAAATTACAAAATTTTTATAATAGTGAAACCAGTTTTGTTGGTAAGGTCAGAACTTTTGGTGG